TTATGTAAGTGTCGGTTTCGATGAAAGGAAAAATAAAATGAGTTTTATGAATCTTAAAGCACTCTCTAATTCAATTGATTTTAACGTGAATAGTATTTATGATGTGTTTGTGTATTTCGTTGATATTGCGTCCGATTGCTTAATCGAAACTCGGTTTGTCGATTGCATTGACGCATACGGGCTTAGGGATGTACTTGACGATGGCGTGTTTTACGTTCCGGGCGCACTCTGTTTAGGTTATCGTATTAATCGGTGATTGAAAAAAGAGGATTGAGTATGTTTTGTAAGCGTAATACTTGTGATTTCGTTAAAGGTTGTAGGGTACGTGGTGAACAGCGTGTTAAGGCCGTTGTTATTAGTACGAAGTGGTTTAAATGTGATTCGTATGTGTCGGATTATGTGTTTGCGCATTGTCGTGATATGGTTGATTTGATGCGGCGGGGATTGTGGGCGGGATGAGGTGTGGTGATGGCCTATTAGCTCAGTGGTTAGAGCGGCATTCTTATAAAATGCGCGTGCCGGGTTCAAATCCCGGATAGGCTACGCGATTGTGATATAATTGGTCATGGTGTGTCATTCGATGCGTCATGACCTTTTTTGTGAGGTGATTTGATGGATATTAGTGCGATTGTAACCGTTGTCGGAAGTGTAGGGTTCCCGATCGTCGCGTGTTGTGGTATGGCGTGGTTTATCGCAACGACGTTTAGTGATTTTAATGATTTGATGACTAAGAACAATGTGTTGACCGAGGAACTTATTGCATTGCTTAAGAATAATAAAGGGGATAATGATGCGAGTATGGCGTAGCGTGTTGGTATGCGTATGCGCATTGTCCTTGCTTTTTGTGCCATCTGCAAGTGCGGACATGCGCGGCGTAGATGTGAGCAATTGGCAGTGTGATATTGATACGTATGCGCTTGACGCTGATTTTGTCGTGGCGGGTGCCACATGGGGTATCGGCGGTTTCAACAATATGTGTTTGACCAACGGTGTGAATCAGGCCGCGAACTATCAACTTGGGCGTGCAATGGACAGCGGCAAAAGCGTCGGCGTATATCATTACGCGATGGGGCATGACGCGAACGCGGAAGCTGACTTTTTCATAGACAACGTACGTGGATATGTTGGAAACGCTGTGCTTGTTTTGGACTGGGAGTCTCAGGATAATCCGCAGTTTGGTAATGGCGCGTGGATTGAAACGTGGGTTCGCCATGTGCATGATCGCACTCAGGTGTGGCCGATTGTGTATGTTCAGGCGTCCGCGCTGGGGCAGCTTACTTCGTTCGTGCGGGAGCATTGCGGTGTGTGGGTTGCGCAGTATGCGTCAATGGCTGTCACCGGTTATCAGGAAACGCCGTGGCTGTATGGGGCGTATGGTGAAGCCATGCGTCAGTATACGTCGAACGGATATGTGCCGGGCTATGCCGGACGATTGGACTTGAATTATTTCCGTGGCGAACGATGGCAGTGGGACGCATACGCGCATGGCGACGGTGCGAATGTGTCCGCGCCGGAAACGAATACCGGTGGCAATGTATCGCAGTCTGCTTGCGTGGTGGTCATGTCGGGTGATACGTTGTCGGGCATTGCCGAGCGTACGGGTTTGTTGCCGTGGCAGTCGTGGCACGGGTATGTGTCAGGCAATCCGGCTGTGATTTATCCGGGGGAAACCGTGTGCTATGGCGGGGCTGCGCAGTCGAATGTGGCGCGCACGCATACGGTTGCGTCCGGTGAGTCTTTGTGGTCGATTTTCGGCGGTGATTGGGCACGTGTCGCGTCGCTTAACGGTTTGTCTAACCCGAACTTGATTTATTCGGGGCAGATTTTGCGTTATTGAGAATCAATATCAATAATCGGCGTGTTGCTTTTTGCGCACGCCGATTTTTTGTGCTATAAATATTTATGCTATCAAATAGGTGGTAAAAAGATAGAACAGGATAATAAACATGCGAAAGATTCGTAAGATAATCGCTGACAGCACCATAAGCTATTATGATCGAGACGGCGTAGCACAGACGTTTCACACCACCGGAAACGTTCGTAACGTTGAAATGGCTGTAAAAACGCTTATGGACGCCGGTATTGTTAACGTGTTGATTGACGATATTACTGTTAATAAGACAGCGTACGTCATGGACGTTGACACGTTTATCGAGCACGCCGAGCGTGTTGCGGTTGACGTCACCGGCCCCGACGTTGATAACGACAACGAAGAAAATGAATTCTGAAAGGAACTGAAATGAACGAGGAAAACGAACAGATGAACGACACCACCGCGAACGAAACCGCGCAGAACATTGCTGACAACTATCGTTATATTTGCACGATGGACAACAGCACGTTTGAGGGCAAGCGCGCGATCGTCAACGCACGTAATAGCGCGTTGTCGCTGAACGGATGCGGTGCGAAACCGTTGACGGTTGCGGGTGCCTATATCGCGCCGGGCGTGCGTTCTCAGACCGGGCAGAAATGCGCGAACGTCTATCTTTTTGCAAAGGACGGCAACACGTATTTCAGTCAGTCACAGGGTATCTATCGCAGTGTGTTGGATATCTACGATATGTTCCCCGATTTCAACGCGCCGGACGGTATCACTGTTGCGGTCAAGGAGACACCGCTGGGCGGTGGCCGTTCCACGAAATCGCTTGAAATCAAGTAGTTCGGAATGAAACAAAAAAAAAAGTGCCATAGTATGTTATGGCACTTTTTTTTTATAAGGTGGTGAACATGCCTAGAGCGCATAAACAAGCGGACTTATTGACCGCGAAACGCAAGCGTGTGCGTCGCGCGATCAACAGTTTGAAAAAAAGCATTACCGACACCATGCCTGAAAGCGAAGCGAACGCACGGCGCGCTTACATACAACGGCTTGAAACGCAGTTGAAAAACACGTATGTTGGGCGTGTCCGTAATAGCGGCATGCGTGCTGAATTGTATCAGCGTGCGAACGAAACCGCCGATAAGCTCGTGCAACAGGTGAGCGGCGTGCGTGGTGGTAAAGGGCGTGCGAGGGAGCGTGCGCGTTCGTTCAATATTTTCCGTACGGAAATGCGCATGGCGTCCAAAGGAATGCCGAGCGCGTTGGGTGATCTCGGGCGGGAAAAAGTCAAGGTGTTTTGGCGATACACACAAAACATATGGCAGAAATCGAACGTTCCGCCGAACAAACGACTTGAAGCGATCATGAAAGCATATGACGCTGATTCATTAAGCGAACTCTTTGATACGATCATGGCACGCAACGAAAAAGCGTTGCGATATGCCGAACGTATGAAAACGCATACGGGCGAATTAGAGGATTATACGGACGTTGACGGCGGAAGCCCGATATGGCTATTAGCGGTTTCACCCGACGTAATACGATGAAAGAACGCAAGGAATTTAAGGTAGCGGCGATATTCGACACCGAAACAACGAACATTGGCGAAGGTGCCGAAACACGCGCATACCCGATATTATACATTTTCAACGATTTGCGTAATACGCCACTGGAATCGTACACTCCCGACACGGACGATGTACGGTTTTACCGGCACACGTCCGAAGCGCTGACATACATTGACGATCTTATCGAATATGGGCGCGCGCACGGCTATGTTCCGATAATCGCGGCCTATAATCTTATGTTCGACATGCAAACTCTTATGTTGGAATTGGCACAGTCGTACGCGATCGAGGTCAACGCACAGACCGCCACAAGCGTGTACACGCTCGATTTGCGCGTAGGCGATGATGTGGTGTGCCGGTTTTGGGATACGTTCTATCTTGAAATGGGCGGACTGCGCGCGATGGGCGAAACATGCGGATTGCCGAAAGCGGTGGGCGACTGGGATTACTCACTTGTGCGCACGCCTGAAACACCGTTGACCGAAGAGGAATTGTTTTACGCGCGGCGTGACGTACAGGTAATTCCGCAATATCTGCAATGGCTGCTACGCGCTAACCATTGGCTCACGCCGGAAATGCTGGGTTGCCGCGTGCTTACCAAGACATCGCTTGTGCGGCAGATGGCACGCCGTGAGATCGGCGGACGGCGAGTCACGCTGCAAGGTGGCAAGAAAATCACATTGCAACGCGCTTTCGAGATGACGTGCAATCAGGAATTTCCGAAGGATTATGAATCGTATGCGCTTCGCAAGGCATGTTTCCGTGGCGGATTGACGTTTACGAGCGCTAAAACCGCTAGTGTTGTCGTGGATAACGTCGCGTCCTTGGATGTCACGTCGATGCATCACGCATTCATTAACGGACGACGGCTGCCGGTGAAATTTGCCTCAGCGCCTACGGATATTCTGCAAATCGCATGCGAACGCATTGTTAATACGTCGCTTGAAGATGTGTTGCTGAACTATGATGATCCGTTTCTCACGGGATTGCATGCGGCGGTACGATTTACGAATCTCAGATTGCGTAAAAACACATGTTTTGACACATGGGGGATTGCAATATGCCCACGTTCCAAGTTTGTGAAAACGTTGCAAGCGGACACCGATTACAGCAATAACGAACGTGCGAAAACGCAAGAAAACAGTGTCAGGGCGCACGGTTACGTTGACAGTGCCGTTAAACCGACATACGCTTTCGGTAAATTGTATCGCGCGGACGAATGCATATTACATGTCAATGAAATTGAATTGTGGAACATAGCGCAAGTATACGAATTTGACGAAATGCATGTACTGCACGGTGAAGCAACCACTAAGACGATTGTTCCACCCGATTACGTAACCCTACAATCCAACATGCTTTTCGCACGAAAAACAGATGTGAAAAACCTTATCAAGGCGTACACCGAGGGCGTGCCATATGCGGGGGATATTCCTGAATCGATACCGGAAGGTATCGCGCATGATGCGAAGACAGGTGAATTGAGTATGAAATTTCTGCAATCTTATTACGGCTCTACCGTTAAGGGACAATTTAATGGCATATACGGCACACAGGCACAAGACGTTATGAAAGCGGATTATCGCGTGACGGAAACCGGCGAACTTGAAGTTGATAAGATCACGGTATGCACTCCCGAGAATTTCGCAAAAAAACGTCCGAAAACACCACGCGTTCTATACACGTACGGAATGCGAATCGTAGCGGGCAGCAGAATGCACCTATTGATAGCCATGATGTTGATATACCGTCATTTCGGCGCACGCGTAACGGTCACGGGCGGCGACACCGATAGTCTCAAAATCAGTTGCGATGACGATGTGAGCGACGCGGAATTGCTGGACGCGCTCAAACCACTACATAACGCGATAGAAAACGCGATTAACCGCACCATGCGACGCGTCCGAAACACCGCGCCCGACATGGCGTCAACGCTGGACCATATCGGAAAATTCGAGGTTGAGGACTGTGGCGGTGCCACGCGTTATGCCGAACATATGGAATTGTGGAACAAGGCACGCGTTAGTTTGGACACGGGCGGGCGCGTGCATGTCACTTGCGCCGGACTTCCGCGACCGGACGGTGTGTACACCATTGAAGATTTTATAGCCGATCTCATGCATACGGGGCACGGTTTCGCGGAAACCGTACAAATATCGCTCGGTTATGACGTATTGGTAGATTATGAGATTTGCCACACGTTGCAACGCAATCGCCCGCATGTATGTGACAGGTACGTCGGCACCGTCACCGATTATCAGGGCGCGACATATCATGTTGACGTACCCGAAGCGATCGCATTGTATCCGTCCGGCAGATGGCTAGGCGAATCGGACAAACAAGCTAACGGCGAGAATCTGACATACATACGAAACACGTATAATAGGAATGCGGAAACAACGCCACGCGAACTTATTATGCGGGGCGGCAAACCTATGATTGTGAGTATTGATGGCGAAATATTATTATGATCGGCTTAGAACACAGATATTGCCGCGCGACGCTGACGTAAATCTTATAATTGGCGCGCGTGGCCTCGGTAAGACGTACGGCGTGCGCCGGTACATGTTAGAGGATTATATTAAAAACAATATCTGTTTTGTTGAAGTCACACGGTACCGAGAGGAAAATAACGACGTGGCGGCAAAATATTTTGACAGGATAATAGAGGATAATATTTTTCCCGACTACGATTTTAGGGTGCATAACAAGGTAGCTGAAATACGTCGTAATGGCGATAAAAATTGGCGGACATGTGGGTATTTCATCCCATTATCATTACAGCAGCAGAAGAAAAAAAGCACATATGTTAATGTACGTAATATTTGCATGGATGAAATTATTATAGACCCCGACGATGTATACCATCATTATTTACGCAACGAATATGAACAATTGGCGAATCTTGTAGACACCGTAACGCGCGAACGCGCCGACGATAGCAAGCTACGTAAACCGCGAATCTTTTTATTGGGTAATGCGTGCGACGCATATAATCCGTATTTTAAACATTATGACGTTCCCTTAGAGCCCGAGTTTGGTTTGCAATGGCTTGACGGTAAAACGTGTATTTTCGATTATGTTGAAGATGATAAATACGCTGAACAGAAAACGAAAAACACAGTCGCGGGACGCATGCTGAAAAATAACGCTGATGTCACCGCTAAAAACAAATTCAAGCACTATAACACTGATTTTCTTGAAAAACCGCACAAACACGCTAAACTTACGTATGTCTTCCGTTGGTTGCGGCGCGAGTATGGCGTTTATGTTGATCTGCGTTGCGGCTACGTTTTCGCGGCCTCAAAATATGATGCGGGCGCGCATGTGCCATATTTTGCGATTACGACGGATGATAATAAACTTAATTACCTTACGGCAAATGTGGCAAAGGACTTGATTAGAAATCTTACGTCATATTATGCATTAGGATATTTACGTTATGACACGGTGGAAACGCAACACGCTGTAATTGCAATGCTTAGAAATTTCGGTGTAAAATAACCACGGCATACGCAAGGTGCCGTAACGAGGGCGAGAAAACATTATCATTGATAACCACGGTTGACTCCGCCAATGATATGGCCGTGAGGGAAAAGCGCGCCGTCCATCGTTGTGAATCATGTTGCAAGTATGCTATTCTTAGTCGTGCCGGTTCGGTATTCGTTCACCGGCACGGCTTTTTCATATATGAAAGGAAAAATAATGAATGACGAAACCCCTGAGGAAAGGGACACCGCCGAACGCGACGATCTTACGGAAAATGAAACGCACCGCGCGGGCGAATTTGATGATTTGCGCGACATGCTGCGCGACGTGCTTGACAAGGTTAGCGAGTTAAGCGATCGCACGGACGCAATTAGCGAACGAATCGACGGCATATATGACAATTTTACCGACTCCGTTGCGCAAATGGTTGAAAACGGCGCAACAGTCAAGGAAAACGACGATGACGCTGCGGAAGCAATCGCGCAAGCTGCAGCGGAAGACTTGGAAAATCTAGATTACACGCTTTAATCGATAGGAGAAAATATTATGGCTGTAGACAATGCGACAATTTTGGATAAGGTGCGTACCAAGGGCACTGACGATTATCAGCAGCGTATTCCGAGCGCAACGCAGACCGGCGTGGCGAACACCATGCGCTACTTGTTCGACCCGATGAACCGCCAATATTTGAACGACTGTGTTTGGAACATGGTCAATCGTATCGGACTGACCGTAATGGCGCAGAATGCGCCGTTTGAAAACCCGTTGTCGATTTTCAAAAAGGAAAACTTGTACTGGGGTTCGACTGTACAGGAAATCGCCGTCAAGTGGATTAAGGCGCACGGCTACAAGGATGACGCGGAAGATTTGTTGAAAATGCACCGTCCTGAAGCGGCGGTGTGGTTCTACGAAATGAATCGCCGCGATCAATACCCGATTTCATGGACTGACGACGAATTGCGTCAGGCTTTCGTGGATGATTTTGGTTTGAACCGTTTCGTCGCGCAGATTATGGAAACGCCACGTAATTCCGATAATTACGACGAAATGAACATCATGCTTGCGCTGATACGTCATTACGAGCAGAATCTTGGTTTCTACAAAGTGCATCTTGACGCGGTGCCGAGCGACGAAACCACCGCCAAGACTTTGCTTAAGGCATTGCGCTCAACCGCTGGACGCATGCAGTTCCCGTCAACGCAGTACAACGCGTTGAATGTGACCGACATTCCGGCGTACGCTAATCCTCAGCAAATGGTGTTGTTGATTGAACCGGAATATCTTGCATCGCTTGATGTCGACGCGCTAAGCGCGGTTTTCCAGCTGGATAAGGCCGACGTACCGTATCGTATTATTCAGGTGCCGAGTCTCGGTATCGATGGCGCGGTGGCGTTGCTTGTATCGACTGATTGGTATCAGGCGCGAGACACGCTGTATGGCACTACGCAATTCTACAACCCGCAAACACTTTCCAACACACTATATCTCAACCACTGGGGCATTTATGGCGTGTCACCGTTTACGCCGTGTGCCTTGTTCACTACCGACGCGGCCACATCCATCAAGGTTGTGACTCAGACCGTGACCGGCTTCACTCTGACCCCGAACACGGGCACCGTCAAAGCGGGCGATCTTATGCAGCTCACACCGAAGCTTACCGCCACCGTCGCGCCAACCGGAACCGCCATACAGGTGGCACCGAACGCGGCTACGTACGAGGTTGCGGCGAATCATGCCGCAAGCGGGGATGACGCGCACGGTGCGGCGTTCGATCTCAACGTCAATACGTTCGTGGATGACCAAGCGCGCTTGCATGTCCAGCGTGACGGTCTTGTGGCCGGTGACGTCATTACCGTGACGGGCACCGCCACGTATATCAATCCGAACGGCGAGACTACGGAACATTCCGCAACATGCACGTTCACCGTCGCATGATCTGAAATCATTTATGATATAAATGAGTGGTGTTTCACATGAAACATCACTCATTTTTTCATATAAGAAAGGGTGTGAAAATGGACTTCCCACATTTGCAAAACGCAACGACGTTCCCCGGCACGGACACGCGCGTATACGAACAGTACCGCAACGTTTTCGATTACAATATTTGGACTCCGAACACTATAATCAAGTTGTGTCATGTGAATTGGTACGATGATTACCATGACGTCGTGAAATTCCCCGATGACGCCACAAGAAACGAATGGTTTGACAACCTAGACGGCGAAACCGTCAAGTTGACAACGAACATGTATATCGCGCGCGCCGACACGGACGGCATAAAATTGCCCGTGCCTTACATGACGGTACAACAATACAATTACATTGTCGTTGACTTTTCACATGATATTGTCAATACGCCGTATCAAAAAACCGACGTGCAGACACGCTATCATTTTTTCATAGCTTCCGTACGCGCGGAAGCGCCGAACACGACAACATGCACGCTTATGCGTGACGTATGGACTGACTATATCAACAGCACCACAATCAACGGAATGGTGCTGACACGCGGGCACGCGCCGTTAACGGAAATGACACCGCAAGAACTGCTGAAAAACCCGCGCGCGAATTGTCGTGATTTCACGTTGCCTGACGTTGACTATGGCAACGCCGCGTCGAATATCAGGAAAAGCACGCCGGTTAATCTGCAAAACGGTGCAAGATATATCTGTGTGGCCGCAACGTTTTCGCCCGGGCAATTGCAAACCATGAGTAACACGCGTGGCTCGAACATCACGGACAGCGATCCGACATACACCAATAATGACGGCACGGTTAACGATTTCTCGTGGGGTGCCGGAAACATTTCCACGTCAAACGTCACCGGCGTAGGCACATCATACAATTCAATCGATAATCTTACTACAAGTAACGTAAGCATGTATGCGCTCGAATCGTCCAAAATATCGGGCGATTATTTCGATACGCTTTTCGCTTATTATCCACATATCATGTCGCAAATTACAGCGGTTTTCGTCGCCACCGCAAACATGATGCGACTTGGTAACGCTATCAGTGTGAACGGCGTTGAATGGCATACGGTCAGCGGCACGCGAACGAAACTATCCGATATTGATTTGACTACCGACGATTTCGGATACGCTAGTGAATACGCGCAAATAACACGACTATATCTTGCACCCTACGCGCACTTAGAGGTTTCCGACAATATCGGCAATAAAACACGTGTGGAAATAGCGGATTGCGGACACCTTTCGATACAGACCATCACATCCTTGAGTTATCCGATATTGCGGCAAATCGCATGGCTTGACGGAATCGGTGGCGACGGTGACACGTCAATTAGCATTAGCGCCATTAACGGAACTAACATTACCGCCGACGTGCCGAACACGGACGTACTCAAAACACTCATATCGCACGACATACCGACTTACGCGCTGCAACGTCGCGCGATCGACGCGCACCGTGCCGACGCATACAACCGCGAAGTCGCGCAAGCACGCGAAAACGCCATTATATCGTACGAAAACGGCGCACGCTCCGCTAACGTGGCATTGAGCAACACCGACCGAAGCAATACGAACAGCATTGCCAACACGAATCTAACGAACGCACTCAATTCCACCGTAACGGCTAATTCAAACAATGCGTCCAACGAAATCTACAAAAACAACGTGAAGCAACAAAATTTGCTGCTTAGTGCGTCTAACAACAAAATCGATGAAATGAACACGGCCACCTTGGACTTGACAACGCAACTCGTAAACACGGAAATCACGGCGAGTGCGATCGGCACCGTCACGGCCGCGATAGGTGCGATAGGTACGGCGGCTACCGGCATAGCGGTTACGGCGGCGACGGGCGGCGCGGCGGCACCTATGGTGGCGGCGGGACTCGGCGCAGCCGGAAGCGTCGGCTTGTCAAGCGCGAGTTTCGCCACCGGTGCGTCCAAGACGGCGGCGGAAGCCGGTTACAAGCAAGCGTACAATGATGCGGCAGCGTTCGCAGCGAAAAAATACAATGGACAGGCCAATAGCGTCAGTATCGCAATGGCGGGCACGCAAAACATTCAATCCACAACGCTTAATATCAACAATACGAATGCAAGCAACGCCACAAGCAGCAGTATTGCGAACAATAACGCGAACACGTCGAATGCGAATGCGTCGGCGTCACGTAATCAGAGTGTAGATAATGCGAAACGTGTCATGGTAAACACGCGTTCCAATGTTAACGCTGCATGGCGCGACTTGCTCAATCATGCCGCGCAGCCCGTTGGCGCATATGGCGGCGACAATTTCAGACATGCCACGGGACTTGACACCATGACCATGAAAATCGTCACCGAAGACAACGGCGCGATCGCGGCGGCGGGCGATTACATGCTACGTTATGGCATCGCAAGCAACAAACTTTACAGTCGGCCATCGTTGACACCTTGCAAGCATTTCGCGTATTGGCAAAGCTCGGACATATGGATTATCTGTCCATTTGCGCAAAACGAGCAATTGCAGACGATCAGGGATATTTTCAGCAACGGTGTTACAATATGGACGAAACCCGAGGAAGTCGGCGGCGACTTCACACACGACAATCTATAAAGGTAGGAAAGTATGGGACGTAAACGCACGCATAAAAAGCCGTTGACTCGTGCGGAAATGGGCGAACGTGGCGCACCGGTGTGGCAGCAATCACAAGCGCTCAATTCGCAAGCGTATTCGATGGCGTATTCTCAAATGTTGAATATCGCGCTCTCAAGGTTTAAGTGGTTGAATCTGCCGAAAACTTGCGACGCGTGGTTTTTGGAATACAATCTATTGTATTTCGGTTACGCTACGATCGCGTTCCCGCATAGCAAACCGGGCGTGTTTTTCAGCACACAAGCGGTGACTACCTCGAATTTCAACGTCTATTACAAACCGAGAAAATGGGATAGTTACGGCATCAACGGTTGGCGTTTTCCAGTGAACAATTCCAACGGTGTTTTCATCTACGCCAACCGCGCCCGTACACCACTCATTCCGACGATTGAATTTTTTGCGCATGAAATCGAAGATTTGTACATGACGCGTCGGCAGAACCGTTTCAATCAGAAAACGCCGTTCATCCTTGAGGTTCCAGCCGGACAGCAGACGGCGGGCATTAACGTTATTAAGCAAATCTCAGGCGGCGAAATGGCAATCATGGCGACACCGGGCTTCACCGATTCCATGAAAGCGAACGTGCTGAAAACCAATGTCGAATACATCGGCATGGAATTGCAGAACGATATTCAAAACACTTGGAACGCGTTCTATCAGGCATTAGGTATAAAAAACCTACCGCTGAAAATGGAACGGCAAACCGCCGACGAAATAAACGACTATGGCGAACCGACTGATCTACGCGCGCTCAGCGAATTAGAGGAACGGCGTGCCGCGTGCGATACTCTCAACACAAGATTTAGAAAATACCTCAAGGAACCGATACAAGTTGTATGGAACGAAGACAATGTTTCTCGCAACTACGCTTACTTGACGGACGTGGAAAGATTGAACGACGATGACAATGCAGAATGACATTAACCATTATCAGCCGTGTGAATCGCGCGACGATTTCCATGGCGTGATGACGTACACGTTCGGCGAACTACTCGACGTGCCGGGCGGTGTTGACTGGGATAACGCTGCATGGTCATGGCGGGACATTGCCTATGATGACACGCAATACACGCGCTGCTGCAAGAAAATCGAAAACCGTTTTTATGATCGGGAGCTAGGCGTTATGCCACCGTCAAGATGGCGGCGGCACTTTATGCGGCTTATTCAGGAAATCATGCCGACGTTACGTCCGCTTTATGCGCTTGTAAGCAATAATCCTGATATAATTCTTAGTGATAGCGATATATGGCATAAAATGCGGACAGTCTACAGTGATTTCCCCGCGACACAGTTAGCCGAAAACCAAGATTACGCAAGCAACGCGACGGACAACCAATACGAGACGATTGCCAACGGTGATTTCATGGATAAAGTCAATCGCATAAGGAACGGCGAATATGTCGATATTGACGTATTGTTGCTTGAGCACCTTGAAACATGTTTTAGTCCATTATGGACAATAAACATAAACAATTATTGAAAGGATAATGCATATGTTTCCACTGCTCCCGTTTTTCTCGGTATGGCCGTACACGCCCGCCATACCCGCATTTTATTGGAATGCTAAAAGCCAAGAGGAAATAATAAAGCACATTGCGTGCGAAATCGATCATATAACGGCGTATCTTGATGAAATCGTGACCGATATTAACAAAACATTAGCCGACTATGATACAAGAATAAAAAACATTGAAGCGCACATAAACGATTACGCGTTAGCTATCGCGCAAATACAAGAACAAATTGATCACATAGGAAACACACAATTAATATGGAACGTCACAAAAGGCGAATACACTGATAGTAAAACCGCTATGCGTGACCTCTATCGTGAATTGTCCGTTTACGGTGCGCGAATCAGTCAAATCGCCGACATAGACACTAACAAATTGGCCGAACACCGTACCGACGAAACAGCCGCAATCGGCAACCTTACCATATTCAACAATAATACACCGCGCGTCACTAACCCAACCACCGGCGAACAATACCCGCCGTTAGCATGAAAGGATAATCATGACATCAGAAACACCGTTCTATCATTTACCACTCTACGAAACCGGCGATTTAGCCGATTTACGCGATGGGTACAATGCTGCAATGCGCACCTTAGACCGCGTAATCCATCAACTAAAAGTACAGGAAGAAATAAATCACCCAACCAATCTCAGAAAGGACAACTAACATGACCGACTACACAACCAACTTCAATCTAGAAAAATATCAAACCGGTGACGCGGCCAACCTTAATGACCAATACAACGCGTCAATGGACATTATCGACGATAATCTTTACAAAATCAATACTAATGCCAACACTGCGGGCGGTAAAGCAGCTCAAGCACTGGAAACAGCGCAAAACAATAAGACAAACCTCACCGCACTAGGCATAACCGACACCACAACCGCAACACAACTCAAAAACAAAATAGACAACAACACCGAAACAGCGCAAAGCAACAAAGCAAACCTAACAGCACTAGGCGTAACCGATACCGACACCGGAACACAACTCAAAAACAAAATAGACACCACTACAGAAACAGCACAAAGCAACAAAGCAAACCTAACCGCACTAGGTATAACCGACGTAAATAACGCCACAAGCACAAAAAACAATATAGCCAACATAAACAAATACATCACCGTTAACGAAATGTTCAACATGCGTGGTGATGACATTATAGTAACGTTCGGTGATAGCTACGCATCTCCTACCGATAACAGGTCATGGGCAGTGCAAACCGCAGCAGCGCTAGGATGGACACTCAAAAACTACGCAATCGCCGGTGCGGGCTACATCGAACCAAACACGACATATCAAACTGAATTTACAACAGCGCAACAGGATACTACATATCAGCACGAAAAAGTATCACTAGTCATAATCGGCGGTTCAAGAAACTCAAACGACGGATACGAGGACACAATAAAAATAGCAGCAACAGCATTATTCAATCAATGCAAAAACGAATATCCTAACGCAAGAATAATAGCAATACCACTACTATGGGATAAAAAAACCGTATCCGACTATTGGCGCTACAACGCGGGCGAAATAGAACAAGCGGCAATAGAAGCCGGAATAGAAAGCATCCCATGGGCATGGACATGGAATATGGGCATATCCACAAATTTCGACGGCGACAACATACACCCTAACGCAAAAGGCACCACAATAATCAAAAACTATATTCTGCGCTATCTAACAGGCACATACACAGGCCGACATGAACACTGGGTATGGCGCAAAGAGGGCAACCCTGCTGCGGGAATGCTCTCAGTCAACGCAAGCGGCGGAACAATTAGTTACGCATTTCAAATGTTATCCGGTGTTACCCCCTCAGAATGGACTAGCATATCCGGTTTACCACAATGGGCATGGGGCGATTCAGACAACACTAACGCAGTACATAAATGGACACTACAAATTTCTAATGGTGCAAACGAAGCAACACTATTCAAAATAAACGACGATGGCACGTTCGGAATACAACCATTCACAACCACAGGAAGCCACGGCACACCTAACGGACTCATGGCCGGACATTTCACAACAGCATGGTAACAACATAACTAACAAATAACAATTAACCCCGATAGGTTTTCCTATCGGGGTTATTATATGTCACCGGCTTTTTATTTTATATTATTCAACCTCATCGTCAATTGCGACAACATATGAACGACAAACACCAACTTTATCACTACGACACACGAAATCAAAATCACAATCACCATACATAATTTCAAGAACCGTAGTAAGAGCCGATGTAAACGTGACCACACTATCATCGACGTCACCACAATCAGTGACCGTAGTTTTAAACATGCCATCAATATCGACTTCATAAAAATTATCAGGTTCAATCTCAGTTACATAAGCGTTAACTTTAAACATTTTCATTACTCCTATTTTTTCAGTGCCATTTAACCGACACTCATATAATACCACACCGCAAA